GATGAGGCCCAGCGCCTTCGCGGCCTGCATCTGCGCCGTCTGCGTCACGACGGGGTTGCCCACCCCAAACGGCCCGATCAGGCGCGTCTCGAGGTTGTAGATCAGGGCGTCCTGATACCCCGGCGTATCCGGCCAGCTATAGGTGGCGCTCAGGTTCGCAAACGACCCGAACACCTGTGGCACATACAGCACGAGTTGGTTGCTGGCATTGTCGGGAATCGGCCACAACTGCACCTGTCCGAACGGGCTGGCCGTCGCGTTGTAGTAGACGCCTGTGAACAGGCTATTGCTGAGCCGCTTGATCTGAATCGCTTCCCAGCCGTCGTCGGTATAGAGCGCCCGGGGAATCTCCACCCCTGAGGCTAAGACCTTCGCCGCCGTCTTCGTGCCCGTCGCGGGACTCACCGCCACGTCATCGAGGATGAAGGTGTAGGTGTTCGCCGTGGGCACCGATTCGACCGTCTGCACGCCGTTATAACTGGTCTGCGTCGCCCCGTCGATGAAGACCTCATCCCCCACGCTATACCCATGCGTGGTCTGCGTGACCGTCGCCACAAAACCCGAGGACGTGATCGAGGTAATGCTATGCGTGGCACTCAAGCCAGCCAAGAGCAGCCCTGCCCCAGACAGTCGCACCGGCCGCGGGATGTCCAGATCCGCCCCTGGCCCGATGGTATAGGTCTGCTTGTTGGCGATCAGGGGAAAGAGCATGCGCTGGATCGCCGTGACGGTCAGCGACTGGGTTTGCCAGCCGTTGACCATCCGGTTGAGGATTCTCAGCGCGAGTTGCGTGTCCGGCGCCGACGGGGTCTCACCCTGGCTGTAGATGCCAAGGTCCATGAACGCGTCGGTAATCAGCGCCAGCGCCGTGACGCTCATCGCTTAAGCGCCTGCGTAGATCCAGGTCAGCGTGACGGTGCCGTTCCAGAGCGTCGTGGCATCCCCGTCGATGTCCGTGTTCGTCACGACCCCGCAGTTGAGATAGACCGGGCTAGCCGTGCTCGAGCCATCCAACCGGATGATCGTCGTCGCCGTGACCTTGCCCGTCGCTGCCGTGTTCGGCAGGTTGATCGTCGCGCAGGACGTGGCCGCAAAGGCGTTCACAATGTCCTGCTGCGTCGTCGCCAGCGTGCCGCTGTCCTGCGTCGTGGTCTGCACCGACCCGACCCCGACACTCAGGGTCTTGCTGGCCTTCAGTGTGGAGGCGAGCGTCGAGGTCGTGGTTTCCGTGACCGAGCACGTCCCGTCAATCAGGCTGATGTGCCCCAACGGGAAGGTGTAAATCTTCGACCCGCCCCCGAAGTGCAAATCGGTAATGGTCATCGCCACGTTCGTCAGGGTCAGGACCGTCTGGTGATACAGGTTGTTGCCACCCTCGACCGCGGTGACGCCCGTGCCTGGAGTGCCATAATTCGACCCGAGATTGACCCCAGACGGCACAATCGTCGCGCTGCTGAAGTCCCATGTGCCCGACAGCGTGTAGTTGCCGTGCGGGTCAAAGACTCCGCCGGCTGATCCTGCTGGCATCTAACCCTCCACGACGGCCGAGGCCGCCTTCGGTTTGCGTCCGCGTTTCTTGGGGGCGACACGTTCGGCAGGAATCTCTGCCAGATGCCGCGCTGTGCTCAGGTCAATCCGCTCCGCTTCAGCGCGTGCCGCCGCGGACATACGGCGGTCTTGGTATTCACGCGCTGCCGCCAGAGCCGCAATCTCGTCGTTCTGCTTCGTGACGTAGGCCATCGCCTCATCCGCCCGCATGCGGAAGCCTCGGGACATGAGGTTGCGCTCTTCGACTTCGGAGTGCGCCGTCTGATTGTCGATCTGCTGGATCCCGTTGGGCGTCTGCCCGTAGAGCAGCATCGCCTTGGGGTATTCCTGATGCTCAAACGCGCCGTGGTGCACCCCGGCATACCGCGCCGCGTCAATCATCTCCTGCGTCACGGAGCCATCCGCTAAGGGCTTGGTCTCCCACTTCGCGAGCTCTTCCGAGTGCTGCGAGGCGGGCGAATAGCGAATCCCACCGATAGCACTGCGATGCGCGGTCGGACGAGCCTTCGTCAGAACTTGTTCTGCCATGTCGCTCCTTCAGAGAAAGGCGCGAGGCCGCCGCTTCTACGCGACTAGCCCCGCGCCGACGAGCCTACGCTAACGCGATCAGGATGGCCGTCAGGGTGCCCGAGAACTGCGACTGTGCCTGACACCAGATGCCGTTGAGCGCCATCAGCGCCAGCACTTGCTGGGCGCCCGTGGTGAACGTCGCCACCGTGTAACCGGCGCCCGCGTTGCCGAGACCCGCCGAATAGGTCACGGTGTGCGCGGCCTTGCCGTTACTGGCAATGGTCAGCATGCAGCCGTCCATGTCCGTCGTCGGATTCGCCAGCGTCATCGCAAAGGCCACCGTGCCATTGATGATCGCCAGCACATCCTCTCCACCGGCCGGCAGGGTAATTGCCCCGGCTGCGCCGTAGGAGGTCACTTTGCGCCGACGCGCCGAGAGCGCATACGGCACGACGACGGAGGCGTTTGGCCCAGTCCAATCAGACGCCGCCACGGAACTGACCGCATCCGTGACCACATTGGCCTTGATGGCGTGCGCGGTCCGCGTGGTGCCGTTCTGCGCCCGCAGGACCGGGATGGTCGTGTCCGTGCCGTTGTAGGAATTGACGATCTGCATGAACTCATCGTCAATCTTGACGTATTGCTTCGCGACGAAGCCCGTGGCCGCCGTGACCTTGATCGCGAGGTCCGTTTCGGCCATGGCTGCGGAGAGCGTGGTGGTGGTGAATGCCATGGGTTAGCTCCACATCCGGACGGCAAAGTAAGGCAGAATCACGCCGACACCGCCGATAGTGTCAACTCTGCTGGGCAACTGGTCCGTCTGGATGTTGTATTGCTCGACCCAGCGCATCGACAGCTTCTCTTCCGCGCTGTTGACCCGCTTCGCCATCGCACCGGGCAGGCGTTCCGGCAGATCCGCCATCACGAAGGCGAACGCCGCCTGATTGAACACAAACGACTGACGTGATGCCGTCGCGGCCATCGTGGCCGAGGCAATGCCCGTCGCCCCCTGGAAGAGCAGCGCCGCGCCGTTATCGGCCGAGGCCGTCACGGTCTGCAGCGGCCCCGAGGTGATGATGGGCGGGGAGATGCTCAGGGTCGCCGTCGTGGTGCCCGCCACATCTGCCGTCAGCACGAACTGCTGGGCAATGCCCGTATCCGTGTAGGCCACGGGGTTGACCGCATTGACGGCCGTCCCACTGGCGAACTTGAACACGTCGCCCGCCTTCAGGGCGTAGGTGCCCATGCCCGACACCGTGAGGCTGGAACCCGTTTGCGCTCCTGCCGTGGTAATCGGGGTCGCCGTGGTGAACGTGCCCGTGGTGTGCGTCGGCATCAGCGGGTCCGTATACCACGCCGAAATCCCGAGCGCCTCGTCCGCGAACTGGCCCGTCTTGAAGTAATCGTTCTTGGGCTGGAACAGCGCGAAGTTGGCGTTCAGGAGGTTGCTGCGCGTCAGCGGGTCAATGACGGCACAGAGGTCGTCATCGGGGACCGCCACGTTATCGAGCAGCGCCACCGCATCCGTCCATGACTGATTGCTCGTCAGGGCCGTGCCTGGGGTGCCCTTGCTGAAGTAGACCGACTTGTAAACCTCGCGGCCGGCGACCGCATCCCAGTTGGATGCTTGGGCGCGTCCTGCTGGCTTCGTGTAGCGGGTCTGCACCTCTTCGACCAAGAGGGCATCATCCGCCGAGGACCAGCCCATGCCGATCTGGAACTGATGGTTGATGGTCAGCGGGACGGTCTGGTTGAAGATCGGCTGTTGCACGAGCGCCTGACCTTCCGAGACCTGCCAGCGTTGCTGGATGCGGACCTGTGTCGTGTAGCCGATCTGGGCGCCTTGCGGCTTGTTCTCCCAGCTCGAATCCCAGGTGCGATCAAACTGCGCGAGAAACTTCAGCGAGTTCTTGAAGTTGACGGCCACATCTTTCGTGACCCATGTCGGACTGATAAACGTATTCAAGGCCAACCCCCTTCAGGGGGAAGACCGTCTAGCGCCGCCGAGCGTTATAGAAGGCTTCGTGATCTGCCAACGACGCCCCATCGCCCGGTGGTTCTTGTCCGGTCTTCAGTGGCCCCGTCCGCACCGCAGTGGGCGGCCTAGGAGGCTGACGTGTCATTCCAGCAGGGACCGCTGCGGTGTTCCCGGTCACAAGCTGTGCTTGAAGCCATTGCGTGGCGAGTCCCACGTAACCGTCAGTGACAGGCTTCCCGTCAGTGACGAGCACCAAACCCGCAACCAGGTCTGGACGTTGCTGCAGAGTATACAGAATATCGGGGCCGTTCTCAGAAGTTTTTAGCAAGTGCTCCATGATCGGTGTCGCCGGCATGTTCGCAAACGCCGCCTGAAGCGCTGGAGCCCGGTCAGGATACTGCTGGAGATACGCGTCCCGACGCTGCCAGAACTGCTGCAACTGGCCTTGACGGGTCTGCGTTTCCTGCTGCTCCCGAGCGGTCTGTTCATAGGTCTGTCGCGCCCGCGCTTCCCGCCAATCAATCCGGGCCTCGCTCTTCGCATCGCTCCAGTCATCCCAGGTCAGATTCGGATTCTGCGCGACGGCTTGGTCATACGTCGGATACGTAAACTTCTCCCCAACAGGGCTGGCCGCAGCCCGCACCGGCGCGGGGGGTGCCACGACCGGCATGGCGTCCGGCTGGGCAGCAGGCGCCTTTGTGGCTGCAGCCAGCTTCTCCTGCGCCTCTTTCAGTTGGCGCGTCAGTTCCTTGATCCGTGGCACATCCTGCGGCCGGGCCTTATCCTTCTCGGCGCGATGCTTCTCTTTGGGCTTCGGGAGG